GTTCTGTGCTTTTAATGCAAAGCCAGACGATAAGGTAATACTAGACTCTTGAAGATTGAGTCCATAAAATCCCGGAGCAGCAATTGATTGCGTTAAGAGTTGACTAGCCATTTATACCCAGTTCCACTGAGTTTCTTCAATGTAGCGATTCGATTCTAATGAAATCGCATCGGATAAACTTTGACGATATAAAGCATAAGTCTCACCAGACTGTACACCGCCGTCTTCGCCACGCTCTGCTTGCGCCCTAGCTAATGCACCTAAGATGACTGGCTCATCAGGCACTAGAAGTGTATCAGCGTTAATTGCTAAAGGTACTTGTGGCTTAATAATGTTAAAGCGAAGGTTATAAGCACCATTTGGAATAGGAAACAAATCTACTTGGGTGTCGCCGTTAGCGTTTGTACCATTAAAGTTATAGTACATTGGACTACCCTTTTGTGGAGTCGTCAACAAGAACTGTTGATCCATCCACACAGTAGGAGCATTTGTTACAAAGAAGTTATCAGTGTCGTTTAGTACATCAATAACACGAAAGCGTTGACCAGAACCTGTTAATACATAGTTAAATACATCGGCTGTTGTTGTGGCAGACAGTGTCTCTGATAGAGCATTCCAATTATAGGAATCCTCAACCTGACGCTTAGAATCATTGACATATCGAGCAATGAGCTTAACGTAGGCGTTATCCGACACCGAAGAAGCCTCTGGCTCTCGCAAGCGAATTAGTACGTCATTAACGAGTTGAATATAATTAAACGAAGCCATGCGTTATCCTATCATAGTTTGACTGTTTTGTCAAGTAAAATCTCAACAATCCCACTTCTTTAATGCCAAGGCTTTACGGGTAGGTCTGCCTTTCTCGTCCTTCATCGGACCTTTAACGCCTCCCATCCTTGCACAGAAGCTCTTTCGTCTTCCAGCCGCTTTAGGGGACTTTGCAGCCTGTTTAGCCGAAACTGGAGGCTTGAGGTCAGCTCCTTCAGTTCGCTTGAAATAAGCCCTTCCTTTGGCGTTTAAACCGCCTTTAGGGTCCTGATATACCTTCTTAACCATTATTTCTTCTTCTTAGCTGTTTTAGCAGCATCTTTAAAGTCCTTAGCCGAAGGTGCGCCTTTGCTGCCTACCTTACGCATCCTCTCGCCAGAGCCAGCCTTAATACGACGGCGTTTAGCGGCGATATTGGCATAGAGACCCGGCTTAGTAGCCACGCATTGCTCCCATCTTCTTAGCTGGCTTAGACACTACCTTAGCACCAGTCTTCTTAGCATACGACTTAGCTTGCTTCTTACCCTTAGTTGTATAGGGGAACTTCTTCTCTTTGACCATTGGCATATTATTTCCTTTTCTTGGGTTTAGCTACTTTAGCGGTTGATAATGCAATTGCGACTGCTTGCTTCTGTGGTCTTCCTTCTTTGACCATCTTAGAAATGTTCTTACTGATTGTCTTTTGTGACTTACCTTTAGCGAGTGGCATAATTATCCTTATGTAAAGTTTTGTACAGTACTGCGTTGTTCTAATTCTAATGTTACAATACAGCTTGCATTCGTTGCACCAGTTTCAATTAATACACGAATCTCGTCATGCTCATCTAAAACCACATGGGCTTGTCCATCAATGCGTAAGAAGTTCTTAGCAGTTAAAGAATAATCATATACTACAGCAATCTCTACATTCTCAGAAGCGTCGTACCAGAATGCTCTGAAGTTCTTAGCAGAGGCTGTGCCGTTGTAAGCATATAATAAAGTCCACTTAGCAATGTTCCTAGTTGGAACAGTAAACATTGTTGTCAATGTATTAGCAGTAAGATTCTTACCTACGGAATGTGGTCTGCTCATTTAAGTACCAGAGTTAATAAAGTTATAATAATGAACCCAGCAGTGCCGAGGAGAATCTGTTCTAGTCTCTTTAGTCTAGCGTTAATCTGTTCATATCGAACTTTACAGACTTCTTCGTGGCTTAAGAGTTTTAAATCAGCTTCAGTCATGGCAAAGTCCCAATGTACGCACTAGCATCCGTCATCACATTCCCATCGGCATCTTGCAGTTCTTCACCAGCTAAGACTTCTTTTTTGAAGTTAGCGTAGTCTGTGTTGGCTGGGTCGAATGGGATGCAAGCACCGTCTGTTGTACGAATGACGCTTTGAGGCTCACCGCCCATACTATTAATTGTTTGTTTATACATTTATAACTCCGCAGAAGCCGCAATAAAACTTGTTGTAACATTATTTAAAGCAACAGAACCACCATAACCAGCCACGCTAGTAGAAGTAGTAAATTCAACCCTTGCTGAGTATTGATTAGCGTAATTAGCCCCGATTGCAGTAATACTTGGAAAACCAGCTACAGCTATATATAAATCTGAAGATATGCTAAATGTAGGTGTTGCTCGCATTTGAACGGGGTAAGGGATAAATGAAGAAAAATTTGTAGTGTTTATAAAGCCACCGCCAGCTACTGCTGCATAGCCACTAGGACTTGTTCCAGTAGTTCTCCAAAAATATCTTTGGCAAAGCTGTAATTCAGTTCCATAAGGTCTGTAATCAAAGCTAGTAGCTGTAGAGCCTACCTCTAGCTGAACTCCTGTGATGTAGAAAGTAGCTCCGTTTGTGCCGACTACGGATGTTGCCCCTGTGGTTGATACAAAGCTACCAGCCACCCATGCTCCAGCCGTGTTGCTGATTGTAGAGCCAACACCTAATGCAAATCCTAAATAAACACCTACACCGTTGTTTGTTAGCCAAGTTCCAGTTGTATCTCCAGCAATAGTTACAGACTTTTGTTCCCAAGTATTTGCTGAATTAATGGTGTAGCTAAATGGATAAGAACGATTTGCTGCAGAATTTCTTAAACTACCACCAAAAGTTCCAGTTAACGAACTACGAACCCAAAACGAAATGGTTATAGTCTTAGCATTGGCAGTTCCCCAGTTTAAGTCGGCAAAATTAAAACCTTCAATAGGTTGTAGGAGTTGAAACTGCTCTGAAGAACCCACCGAGTATGCGGACAAAGACGTTGCCCCTAAATAATTAGTAAATCCTGCTGGTGGTGTTACTGAACCAGCGTTTTGTTGCATTGAAAACTTAGAGGCAACAGAACCAAAACCAGCCCATCTATCAAGTGTATAAGTAAGTGCACTAGTATTGGTAATAGTAACACTAGCACCAGCATTTCTTTGGTCAATAACCATTGCACCGTTTATGATGCGGTTTTTAAATCCAAAGGTGCTATCGGAGTTAAACTCTCCAGCTTGGGTTATTCCGTTTGAGCCGTCAATAGTGATGGGCATTATTTAGCTCCTTCTAATTCAGCGATGCGGACTGCTTGTGCATCTACTTTAGCGTTTAGTTCTTTTATTGCAGCTACAAGAAGTGGAATTACATCGGTATAAGCAACGCCTAGTGTTCCTTGTTCGTCAACTTGCACATTAACAGCTTCAGGCAATACTTTTTGAACATCTTGGGCAATTAAAAAAGAACGGCTTACACCTTTTGCATCTGTTTTATAACGACCAGTAACTGCACGAAGGCTACATACTTTATTAGAAGCATCTTCAATAGGCAATAAATCAGCTTTTAGTCGTTCATCAGAGTTTGAAGACCAAGAAGTACCACCTCCAACCAAATAAACGCCTGTATTTCCGTTATAAGAAACATAAAAATTGTTTCCTATACCGCTATATGGGCCAAATCCCCATAATTGACCAGAAACCGTAGATGCAGAAATTAAATGCCCTGTAAGTTGTGAAGTAGTACCAATTAACAAATTACCACTAGAGTCAATACGCATCCGTTCTGTGCTGCCAGTCCCAAATCCTAAAGCACCACTAAGAGATGAAACATAATTAGAATTTGTGCCGTCAGACAATTGAATTGTTGCTGCCCTTCCTGCAGCCCCTGAACGAAATGTAGCAATAACATTATTGCCCATTGCCGTACTAGTTCCAGTTGTAACAACATGAAGTGGAACTAAAGGACTACTAGTACCAATACCTACATTCTGTGAAGTATCAATCGTCATGGCAGTTGTTGTGCCATTGGTTTGAAGTTGTAATACACCGCTAGTATCGCCAGCAACAGCAATCGCTGTACCGCTAGTAGTTCCAGCCGAAATTGTTGATGCCATTATGCTACTCCCTTCGGATACTTAGCCTTGACCGCTTGGCAGTCAGCAATATATTTATCAATCTGTGCTTGGTCGCCCTTTACTACACCATCAATGTAATCGGTGATGCTTGGGTATTCTGCGGCTCGTTTAGCAATATAAGCATGGGCATCTACATAAGCCTGAACTGCGGCTTTATCATAAGCGACTTCGTTGCCGTCTGCATCGTAAGCGACATCTTCACGAATGGTTACTACGGATGGGTTTAGTTTAAAAATAGCTTTGTGATTTGTCATGCCGCTATCTCCATTAATGTAAGTGTAGAGTAATTACCAGACCAATTTGCGGCAATTGTCCCACCAGAACCACTAATAGTCATTTGAATTTTGTATGTAGTAGAACTTGTTGTTGCTGGAGAATCCAAATAATTTGTACACCAATTTGTAATTAGTTCTGGATCAGCACTTGTACCTTGAATATAAACACTTTGATTATTACCAGCAAGAATCTTAGTTGCACCTCTAAACAAATCAAAAATTACACCCTTATCATTACCTCCGCTGTATAAGTAAAAGTTTTGGACGACAAGTACTAAAATTTTGCTAGTTGCTGATGTGGGTGTAATCGACGCAGACAGTCCAGTATCTACTGGACCAGCAGAAGTACTCACTTGTGATGCATAAGTAGCTTGAACCACTTGCAACACAGAACCAGTAGGTAATGCGGCTTTAGGAATAGATTGACTGCCTGATGCCGTAGTAATGACTGTGCCTGTATTGGCTGGTAAAGTAAGCGTGTTTGTTCCAGCTACCGCAGGGGCGGCTAATGTAATACTGCCTGATGTGTCACCTGAAATAACGACTGAAGACATATTAAATCCTTATAGAACTACCCAGCGACTACCGCTAGGAACAGTTACAGTAACTCCACTTGACACAGTGACTGCTCCAACAGAAGAAGCTGAATAACCAGCTGGTATTGTGTAACTTGCAGCAATAGTCATGTTATTTACTACTAATCCATTCGTAGCCACAAGCTGAGAAGCCTTTAATTCACCAGTACTCGGTTTGTATAATAACTTAGCATTGGATGTGTAGATGTTTGTAGCAGTACCTGTCGTTGCACCTAAGAGTGCAGGGTATACATCTGTAGAAGTAGATGTATCGTTACTGATAGCAGAGCCACCAACAGATGACCACGCAACTCCGTTATATCCCTCGAACTCAGAAGTAGTAGAGTTAAAGCGTAACTTACCAGCTACACCTGTAGGTCTTTCACCTGTTGTTCCTGCTGGCATCTTAATTGCAGAAGTAGCAGTAAATGATGGGTTAGCGTCGTCGTACTTAACTGTGTCTGCATCGTACCCTTGGACTGTAGACCCAATATCAGAATCTACGACAACATTGCTACCGCCATTCTGAAGTGTACCAGTAAAGTTAGCAGTTACATCGTCGTACTTAGCAGTATCCGCATCATAGGCTTGAACATCAACACCAATCTCTAAATCTAGATTTTGACGAGCTGTCGCAACATTGGTTAAATCAGAAAGATTATTAGCCTTAGTTAGGAACGTAGTGCCAGAGGAATAAGCATCAACCCAAGCAGAGCCAGTGTATACCTTCATTGCCCCAGATACAGAGTTGAAGTATAACGATCCAGCGACTAAAGCATTACCATCATTGTCTAAGGTAGGATCAGAAGTCTTAGCTCCTAAGTAACGATCATCAAAGTTATCGTATGCTGTTAGGGTTTGATCTCGTGCTGTCTCAGCAGCAGTCTGTGCTGTCGACGCAGCAGTTGCACTGTTAGATGCATTAGTAGCTGAAGTAGAAGCTGACGATGCTGAGTTACTTGCGTTAGTTGCTGAAGTACTTGCTGCGGAAGCAGAGTTGGAAGCGTTGGTAGCTGAGGTACTTGCTGCAGATGCACTATTCGATGCATTCGTTGCAGAGGTTGATGCAGCACTTGCTGAAGCAGCGGCATTAGTCTCTGCTGTCTCTGCATTAGTCTCTGCAGTCTGTGCTGCAGTAGCACTGTTTGATGCGTTAGTCGCAGATGTTGATGCTGACGATGCAGAATTAGAAGCATTCGTAGCAGAAGTAGCAGCAGCACTGGCACTATTTGAAGCATTAGTTGCTTGAGTTGTAGCAGTAGACGCAGATGAAGCTGCATTCGTAGCAGATGTAGAAGCGTTGCTTGCTGAGGTTGATGCAGCAGACGCTGAAGAAGCTGCGTTAGTTGCTTGGGTGGTTGCCGTAGAAGCTGATGCAGCAGCATTAGTGGCGGATGTCGAAGCAGCAGATGCGGACGCAGCAGCGTTAGTCTCTGCAGTCTCTGCGTTGGTTTCAGCAGTCTCTGCGTTAGTCTCTGCAGTTTCTGCATTAGTCTCTGCTGTCTCAGCGTTAGTCTCTGCTAGTTCTGCAGCAACCTGTGCTGCCTCTGCAGCAACCTGTGCAGCGATAGCAGCGTCTTTAGCGGCTAAGGCTAAGAGTACTTCACTTGCAGCGTCTTGAGTAGCATCGCCTGAACCACCGGGTCCTCTATAGATTGCCAAGGTCTATCTCCTTATTTGTTTAAATACACTCATAAAATGTACTTAAACAAACTCCCTAGCCGAAGCTAAGGAGCTTGAGTTGCCAATATTAGGCGTTTACTGCGAGAACAAAACCAGTCTCAGGACGTAGTGTCTTTGTACCGAAGAGGGTGTCTGCGGTATAGAGAGTGGATAAATATTCCTGTTTGTACTGAACTTGTGAACGAACACCGAGTTGCTCAGCTAGAACCATTGTATCTTTATGAGCCAAGATAGCTGCTTTGATGTCGCCACCAGCGGTTGCAGTGTTCTCAGCATCTGTTTCGATGATTGGAGAATTGCTGGTTACATAGATGTCGATACCATACAACTGACCGATCTGACCGTTGTTTACACCACGACCATCAACGAAATCAGAGCTGTTGTAACGATCAATACCCATGATAGCTGCACGCAGTGATGGAGGAACAGCGAAGAAGCGACCATCCATTGGAGTGTCAGCATCATCCATCAACTTGATCAAGGCACGGAAGCCAGCATCAGTAAATACGTCAGCAGGAACTACAGTATCCGCAGCGTAAGCTGTGAGACCAGTAGAAGCGTCGATGTAATAGCTGTTGCTATGAACATAGGTTGTAGTACCGTTACCAAAGGTCTTGGCTAAAGTAAACAATGTGTCGTCAACTTTCTTAGCCAAAGCATAACCAGCGTCGTCAGTGTAGAAACGACGTAGTGATGCCAAAGCCTGAACTTCGACGATGTCCTCGATGAAACGTGAGTACTCGAAGTGCTGGTCGATAGAGACTAATACTTCGGTCTCGGTGTCAGCTTGGATGGTAACTGTTGTGTTTGCAGCTTTAGCAGTTGCTACACCACGAGTTGGTTTAGGAATATGAAGAGTGTCACCCTTCTTACCACGCATAGACATCTTGTTAACCAAGTTAGCTAATACGAGGCTCTTTTTGTAAGCAGCTACTACTTCGTCACTCCAAATTTCTGGAATAAACTTATCTGCTTGCGTTTTTGCTACGATTGAACCGGATCCACCGGGATATGCTGCTGTTGCCATTTTATAAATCTCCTAAATTATTAAGTTTCATTTAACTCGCCCTTCGTTATAAGCTGCAAGAATTTCGTCTTGCAATGCCATGTAACGATCTGGGTCTGTCATTCTCAGTTTGATAAGGTCAGCTCTTCGATAAATCTTTCTAGTGCTTTCCCCGCTACCGCCTGTATCGACTGCTGCGGCACGCAATGCTGTATCTTGAGTTTTAGCCTGTGCTTCTGCTGCTTGCGTCTTCTTCTCATTAGACTGAGTACCTTTAATCGCCTTGTAGGTGCTTAAAAGTTCATCAGCCGAGTTAAAGTCAAATTCAGCGTCGGCT